GTTTTGACGGTTATAGGACTTTGCATAATTCTCAAGTTGGCGGCACATCTACTTTGTATTCAGATCTTAACTTGCAAATCATGAATAGTAGCATGAACTCGAATATCATGATTACTTTTTATGATGCGTTTCCAATCAGCATTGGAGATATTGAGTTTAATAGTACAGATACTAGTGTCAATTATATAGAATGCAGTGTAGAGTTTAAATATCTAAGGTATGATATCGAAGTTTTATAGGATGAGTTATGAAAATTGATGACATTTATGCAGAATGGGAAAAAGATTCCCAGATTAATCGCTCTGAGCTCGGCGACGAGGCGCTCAACATTCCAAAGCTTCATCACAAGTATTTTAAGATCTTTACGCATGAGCGTCTGCTGCTTCGTAAGCAAGAAGTCGAACTCAAGCAACTGAAACTTGAAAAGCTAGAGTTCTACACTCTCGGACCGACAGAAGAGTCTCATGAGAAAGGTTGGCGCTTACCGCCACAGGGCAAAATACTGAAATCTGAAGTGAATAACTATATCGAAGCAGACAAGGATATGGTAAATCTATCATTGAAACTCGGCATTCAGCACGAGAAGATCGATCTCCTTGAATCCATTATCAAGTCTCTCACTGCTCGTGGTTTTAATATTAAGGCAGCAATCGAGTGGGAACGTTTCAAGGTCGGTATTTAATGAGTTCAGTGCACCTTAAATTTATTAATAATGTTCACGTCAAAGTGGAGGCAGAACCATCGACTGTCATGGAATTGGCAGACGAGTTCACGTTCTATGCAGAGAATTATAAGTTCCATCCAAAATATCGAGCGAGAATGTGGGATGGTAAGATTCGTCTTATTAATAATCTGACCGGACAGGTATACGCTGGATTAGCAAGACATATCAAGAAATTCTGCGATGCTCGAAACTACACGTTCTCGTTTGACGAGCAGTTGTACTATGATGGTGTTTCTGAGCACGAGCTCAGAGAATTCATATATACTCTTGGGATTCCTGAAAAGTATACCATCAGAGATTATCAGTTTGATTCTATCTTGAAATGTATTCGATCGAATCGAAGAACGTTGGTATCGCCGACTTCTTCTGGTAAATCTCTGATGATCTACATTCTAATGAGATGGTATCAAAAGCATAAAGCTTTGATCATTGTTCCTACCATCGGTCTCGTCAATCAGATGGAGAGTGACTTTCGAGATTATGGATATACGGGTGATATTCATATGTCGACTCAAGGTTTGAGTAAGTCGAATGATATTGAATGTGATATGGTCGTGACGACGTGGCAGTCATTGAACAATGGTAAGAATAAGATGCCAAAACCTTGGTATCAACAGTTCGGAGTCGTCTTCGGAGATGAGGCTCACGGAGCAAAAGCGACTTCGCTTATACAAATTCTTAGCAGTCTTACTGGTTGCAAGTATCGCTTTGGTACTACTGGAACTCTCGATGGTACACTTCTTAACGAGACAACAATCGAAGGTCTCTTCGGTCCAAAATATAAAGCCGTCAGTACAAAAGATCTTATGGACCAAGGATACGTATCGAAACTCAAAATTAAGTGCATCGTTCTCAAGTATGATGAATCAACTAGCCATGCAGTCAAAGGAAAGACATACCAAGAAGAGATCGATTTCCTCATCAATTGCGACGCTCGAAATAAATTTATTCGCAATCTCAGTCTCTCGTTAAAAGGCAATAAACTTGTTTTCTTTCGAATCGTGGATCATGGCAAAACACTCTATGATCTCATCACTAAAAGTACAAATCATAACGTTTTTTATATTGATGGTTCTGTCAGCGGTGATACTCGAGAATCGATACGAAAGGCGATCGAAGAAGAAGAAAATGCCATTCTCCTCGCATCGCTCGGTACTACATCGACTGGAGTTAGTATCAATCGGTTACATCATATGATCGCCGCTTCTCCATCGAAATCGAAGATTAAAGTTCTACAGTCTATCGGTCGCATGCTTCGGATACATGAATCAAAAGAACAAGCTGTGCTTTATGATATTGTCGACAATCTCTCTTATAAATCTCATCAAAACTTTACTCTTCTTCACTTTATTGAACGTACGAAGATTTATGATGCAGAGCAGTTTGACTACGAAATTTATAATGTGAAAGTTTAATATGATAAAAGTAACACATCTTATTAGCGGCGAAGTTCTTATCGGAAAAGTTGAAGAAAATCAAAACGAATATATTATTACGCATCCATTCCTAATGGAAATTATCGACGACTCAAATGAAAGTTCTGGTATTCGTATGGATTATTTGTTAGCATTTTCGAAAGATAACTGTGTACATATAAAGAAAAATGCTGTATTGTATAACTATAATCCTTCAGATAGAATGGAAGAATATTATAGTCGACTCTCCGAATTTACGGCCAAACGTGAGAATGATGAAAGTCTAAAACAAACCCTCGAGGGTATGGATGAGATGGAGCGTAAATTGCAATCTCTCTTGACACAAAGACTCGTAGGAAAAAGTACAATAAATTGAGAAGGTTGAATGATGATTAAAAAGAAATCGACTACCCATTATATCGATAATAAACTATTCTATACTGAGATGGTCAAGTTCTGGAATTCTTGTCAAGAAGCGAAGAAGAATGGTGAACCGAGACCAGCTATTCCAAATTATGTAGGCAAATGCATTATGTTGATTGCGCAGCGCCTTTCAACTCGACCTAACTTTATCGGATACTCGTATCGTGAAGAAATGGTAGGAGATGGTATTGAGAACTGTCTGACATACATTCATAACTTCAATCCAGAAAAATCTTCGAATCCATTCGCTTACTTTACACAGATCATTTACTATGCATTCTTGCGTCGAATTCAAAAAGAAAAGAAGCACACATACATCAAGCATAAAGCTTTTGAGAATAGTATGATCATGAATACACTCGTGGATATGGCACCAGAAGATCGATCACACTTTAATGCAGCATTTGTCAATGTCTCAGAAAAGCTTGGCGAATTAGTAGAGAAGTTTGAAGCAAAGAAACCACCAAAGCCAGTCGAAAAGAAAGGCGTAGAGAAGTTTATTGAGGACGAAGAAGATGAAGGATAATGTTCCAGTTCTGGTTCAACAGATCAGAGAAAACATGCTGAATGAAAAAACGCCTGAACACATTCGGTATAACTACATGATGATCATGGAACTGATTCGCGATTTTGCGGATATGTCTTTACGTGAATATCATAGTGATAAGAAGAAGATTTTTAAATGAAAATTGCTTTGATCACGGATACCCATTGGGGTGCACGCGGAGATTCTGCGGCCTTTGCAGAATATTTTAATAGGTTTTATTATGACTACTTTTTCCCGTATCTTTCTACTAATGGTATTAGCCGCATTTTTCATTTGGGCGATATTGTCGATCGACGAAAGTATATCAACTTTGTCACAGCGAGAAATTTACGGAGATTCGTCGAACACTGTGATACTTCCGGCATTCGATTAGACGTGATCATTGGTAACCATGATACTTCTTTTAAGAATACCAACGAAGTGAATTCGATGCGCGAGTTGTTTGATCACTCGACGTATAACATTCATTATTACTCAGATCCAACAGAAGTCGATATCGACGGCTTGAATATCGCCGTACTTCCTTGGATTTGTTCTGGCAACTACGATGAAAGCATGGAGTTTATCGATAAGACTTCTGCGCAGGTTTTATTTGGGCATCTTGAGCTTGCTGGCTTCGAGATGTATAAGGGTGCAGTGAATGATCATGGATTTAGCGCTAGCATGTTTGATAAGTTTGATGTCGTGTGTAGTGGGCATTTCCATCATAAGTCCACGCGTGGTAATATCAATTATCTTGGCGCACCCTACGAAATGTCTTGGTCTGATTATGATGATCCAAGGGGTTTTCATATATTTGACACAGACACTCGTGAGCTAACATTCATACAGAATCCTTATACGATGTTTCAGAAGTGGTTCTATGATGATGCCAAATGGCCCAACTTCGAATCGATTCACAAGTTAGATTTTAGTTCGGTCAAGGGTAATTATATCAAAGTGATTGTCAAGAATAAGAACAATCCTTTCTGGTTCGATACATATATTGATAAGCTCGAAAAGGCAGGTGCTCTTGACATACAGGTGGTCGAAGACAATCTTAATCTTCAACTGGAAGATGACCGTGATATTGTCAATGAAGCGGAAGATACACTCACAATCCTCACCAAGGTAGTCGACCAATGGGAAACTCCAGTGGATAAAAAAAGATTGTACAATTTCTTAACAACGCTGTATGGTGAAGCTTTAAGCGTGGAGTAATCATGATTTATTTTAACAAACTCCGATGGCAGAATCTTCTGTCGACTGGAAATCAAATGACTGAGATCCAATTGGATCGCAGCAAGTCGACACTCATTCTCGGTGAAAATGGTGCAGGCAAGTCGACGATCTTGGATGCGCTTTCTTATGTCTTGTATGGTAAAGCTTTCCGTAACATCAATAAGCCTCAGCTTGTTAATTCGATGACAAATAAGAACCTTTTGGTCGAATGTGAGTTCTTGATAGGAAAAAACGCTTTTCTTGTAAAAAGAGGTATACGACCTAACCTATTCGAGATCTATCAAAATGGTGTACTATTAAATCAAAATAGCTCCAATAAAGATTATCAAGATTACTTTGAGAAGCAGGTATTGAAATTAAGTTTTAAATCCTTCAGCCAAATCGTAGTATTAGGCTCTGCAAACTATTTGCCCTTTATGCAGCTCCCAGCTCATGGGCGAAGAGAAGTCATTGAAGATCTTCTGGACATTCAGATCTTTAGTACGATGAACACTCTTTTGAAAGAGAAGGTCATTGAAAATCGAAATGAACTCCATGAGTCTGATCATAAGATTAACTTGATCGAGAATAAGATTGAATTGGCAGAGAAGCACATCGTTTCTCTTCGTACCAATAATGACGAGTTGATTAAAGCCAAGCAAGGTATGATTGAAGAACTCGAAGATCGTGTAGAAGAGACTGAAGTTGCTATCCAGGCAGTATCTAATAGTATCCTATCTCTCAGCGCACAGATCGAAGATCATGACAAGGTATCGAAGCGTAAGCTCAAGCTACGACAGATGGAAACTGATCTCGAGAATAAGATTCGTAAGTTTAAGAAAGAAATCTTGTTCTTTCACGACCATGATAACTGTCCGACATGCCGTCAAGGTATCGATCATGGTTTTAAAGAAGAATGGATTAGTAGTCGTACAAATAAGACGAGTGAGATCGAAGACGCCATGGCCGAGATCGAGAAGCAGATGCAAAACATCGAAACCCGATTGAACGAGATCGCCGATATCAACACACAGATTACTTCTTACAATACACAAATCACTGGTCATAATGCAGACATTCGTTCTTGGCAGAATTCGATTAAGACTCTCAGCGCAGAGATCGAATCGATTCGTAACAATACGCTTGCGATCGATACAAGTAATGATGATGTTGATACTTTTAAAACTGAACTCAAGAATACGAAGGCTCGCAAAGAAGAACTCACACATCATCGTTCGGTTCTTGAAGTCGCAGGTGTTCTACTCAAGGATACAGGTATCAAGACGAAGATTATTAAGCAGTATGTTCCCGTCATGAATAAGCTCATCAACAAATATCTTGCAGCAATGGACTTCTTTGTTCAGTTTGAATTGGATGAAAATTTTAATGAAACTATTAAATCGCGTTACAGAGATGATTTCAGCTATGCCTCTTTCTCCGAGGGCGAAAAAATGCGTATTGATCTTAGCCTTATGTTTACCTGGCGGGCTATTGCTAAGCTCCGTAATAGTGCTAGTACTAACCTCCTCCTCATGGATGAAGTCTTCGACTCTTCGCTCGACGTCGGAGGAACAGAAGAATTCATGAAGATTCTCGAAGGTCTTACACAAGATACGAACACTTTTGTGATTAGTCATAAGGGTGATCAGCTGTATGATAAGTTCCATAGCGTAATCAAGTTTGAGAAGCATAAAAACTTCAGTCGGATTGCAGCATGAACCGGTGGATTGCAATCATAGATAATAGGATTATCAAATGATCAGAGATATTTTAATGCATACAGATTCTCTTCTGAAGGAAGAGATGCCGAAGTTTGACTTCGATAATCCGATCGTCAATCCAGTCGAACTTTACAACGATCTTGCTGAGACGATGATCGATGCTGAAGGTATGGGACTCTCAGCCAATCAGATTGGTGTACGTACTCGCATGTTTGTCATGCGAGCAGAGAATGTGATCGGTGTGATCAATCCAAAGATCATCGACGCGTCTTCTGAGACAGTCGTCCTCGAAGAAGGATGCTTAAGCTATCCTAACCTCTTCGTCAAGATCAAGCGACCGAAGTTTATCAAGGTTCGCTTTACACATCCTGATGGTACGACCGAAACGAAGAAGTTTGATGGTATTACTGCTCGAGTGTTTCAGCATGAACTCGACCATTTGAATGGAATCTTGCATACCAAGCGAGCGAATACATATCATATGGAGCAAGCAAAAAAGTTAGCAGCGAAAATAAACCGAAAAAACGGTGTACTTAAACCAAAAAATGAGTTATCTTTAGAAGTACAACAAATGATGGAGTGGTTAAAAGCATGAGTGAAAATTGGGCAAGAGACATTTCTGATATGCATCGGTATTACGGTGTCAATGAGAAGGTTCAAGATTTTGATGTTGAGAAACTCAAACAGTACCTTCAATTTCGTATGTCGTTCCTCGACGAAGAACTGACTGAAACAAAGAATGCGGTGAACGCCAATGAAGCCGAGGAAATCGTCGATGGTCTGATCGACCTTTGTGTTGTGGCCATCGGCACTCTCGATTCGATGGGTATCGATTCGTATGAGGCCTGGAATCGTGTTCTACGCGCAAACCTTTCAAAGGAGGTTGGTATCAAACCAGAACGGCCGAATCCTCTCGGTCTTCCAGATTTGATCAAGCCTGCAGGTTGGAAGGCTCCAAGCCATGCTGACAACCATGGACTGCTCACAAAACTCAAAAAATAATTTTATTTCGAAAATAAGCATGTACAATTAATCCAATTCTTGGTATAGTGGACCTATAATCAAGAAGGAAATGATCATGACTGCTTTTACAAAACAAAATTTAGTCGTTAGTGGAGATTATGTTTTTTACCAGCCTCCCGCCAAGCTCACCTTCAAACCTATCAAGTTGGAGACAGTGGTTGTGATGCGTGGCGACAAGGTCGCCGGGACCATCAAACGGTATCGTGCGCACAAGGGGTGCATCGTCCGGGTCCCCGGCTTGCTGACACCCGAAACCCACCCCGGTGGCTGTTTCTTTCCCACCATTGCCGCCGCCAAGGCGCGGTTGATTGAACTGGACACACCACACGACTGAAGGAAATGATCATGACTGCTTTTACAAAACAAAATTTAGTCGTTAGTGGAGATTATGTTTTTTACCAGCCTCCCGCCGACGACTCCTGCCAAGACCTCAGGTTTGTCGCTCGCTTCAAACATCGCGGTCCT